GGCATGATGGGCACTGGTGTCTTGGGTCTGAACGAGATCAACATGTCTCAGTCGATCAAGCAGTTCACCACTGGCTCGCGTGGCTCCACTGGCGCTACTTTGTCTGCTGCTGTGACCGCTGAAGGCGCAACATCCATCGTGATCACCGGTGGCGGTAACGCTGGTGTGGTCAAGCAAGGTGACGTGTTCACCGTGGCCGACTGCTTCGCTGTGAACCCCCAGACCCGTGAATCCACCGGTTCGTTGTTCCAGTTCGTCGCTGTTGCTGACGTGACCCTGAACGGCTCTGGCGCTGGCACCATCACCGTGGCTCCGATGTTCTCTGCCAGCAACGCCTTGGCTACCGTGGACGTGCTGCCACAGAGCGGCAAAGCTGTTGTGTTCGTGGGTGCTGCTTCTAGCCAGTACGCTCAGAACTTGGTGTATCACAAGGATGCCATCACCTTCGCCACCGCTGACCTGTTGCTGCCCCAGGGTGTTGACATGGCCGCCCGTGCTGTGCATAACGGCATCAGCCTGCGTATCGTGCGTCANTATGATATTAATAANGATNGNATGCCNTGTCGCCTCGATGTNNTNTACGGATATTCTGTAATTCGCCCNCAAATGGCNGTNCGCATGTGGGGTTGATCAACTGATACGGCATAAGTAGTGATACACTAGCCTCACCCTAACAAGTGAGGCTAGTATGGACCCGAAAATATGCTGTATCAAAGAATGCGAGAACCCTGTGTCTGCACTTGGACTTTGCGTCAATCATTGGCGGTTAAACCGTAAATATGGATCACCTGTGGCTCTTAAGTCACACTCTGGTCAGTTTCGCGGTTTATCTGCTGAAGATAGATTTGAACGACAAGTAAAGAAAACGGATGGTTGTTGGACTTGGATTGGTGGGCGGGATAAAAACGGCTACGGTATTTTTAAAGGCGAAGTGGCGGGAGTGCTTTTTAAAAGAGCGCACCGTTTCTCGTATGCGTTTCATACGGGCGATCTACTTGTAGGTCGGCAAGCACTTCATTCATGTGATAACCCTAGCTGCGTAAATCCCGCGCACCTGTCTTCAGGAACCAATGCTGACAACATGAAAGACAAGGCTGACAAAGGACGCGCTAAAGCCCCCTTTGGTGCTGCAAACAGTCATGCTGTCCTTACCGAAGAACAGGCTCAAAACATTCTTTCAGACCCCCGGCCTTACGCAGCAATTGCAGCAGACTACAACGTAGCAGCGTCAACCATTGGCAGTCTTAAGCAGCGTCACTCTTGGGGTCATCTCCAAGGCGAGGTTGTTAAGCACACCAGGATTGGCAATCGAGGTGAAAAGTCGTATGCTGCAAAAGTAACAGCGCAGGATGTGCTGGCGATTCGCGCAAGCAATGAATCGGGTAAGGTTTTGGCAGAACGATACGGACTGTCCCCACAATCTGTATCAGACATTCGCAAATTTCGTTCTTGGAAACACATTTAAAAGGAATTCATCATGGCTCTCCCTAACGGCGCAGGCGGTTACCAAGTTGGTGCAGGCAACCGCGCAGAAACTATCATGGGCGCAATGGCTGCCCCTCAGACAGCTACGTCTACAGCAACCCTGACAGCGGCTCAGATTGTTGGCGGCATGTTGGTGGCTAATCCCTCCACATCCGCTGCAACCTACACGCTGCCTTTGGGCACTGCAATCGACGCTGCTGTACCCAACGCTACTGTTGGCAGCACATTTGACCTGTCCATCGTCAACATCGGCACCTCGTCCGGTGCTGTGACTTTGGCTGTCAACACTGGCGTGACCGATGGCGGCAACGCTTTGGTTGCCATCGCTGTGACCACCAGCCAGTTGTTCCGCTTCCGTAAGACCGGTGACGGCACTTACGTTGTGTACCGCCTTGGCTAAACCCGAATGGGGACTTCGGTCCCTGTTTTAAGGATTAACCATGCCGAACACCAAAGCCACTGGCGTTGCATATCTGGACCCCGAGTTCAGCACTTGTTACGCAACCGAAGAACTCGGTTATGCTGCTGCTGCGCAAGGCACTGTGACTCAACTCACAAGCAAGTCCACTGCGGTGACGCTGAACAAGTCGATGGGTCGAATCACAATGAACAACGCGTCTTTGGCAACTGCCACAAACGCCACGTTCACTTTGAACAACACCACCATCAGCGCCAACGACACCGTGATTTTGACAATCTCGGGCGGTCAAGCCACTCCTGGCTCGTACAACGCTTTTGCCAACGCCCTTGACACAGGGTCTGTCAGCATCACGTTGCGCAACATCTCGGGCGGTTCGCTGTCTGAGGCTGTTGTGATCAATTTTTGCGTGCTTCACGGCGCGGCTTAAACAGGCAGGGACTTCGGTCCCTGTTTTTAAATCATGGTCATTTACCTCACACACTTCCTGCACGGTGCCAAAGTCGCAATCTCCGATACCGAAGCCGCAGCAGATGAAATAAATGGTTGGGTGCGATACAATCCCGACACGCCTTCGGAAACTGAAGAAGCGGTTAACACACTTGTGGCAAAACGCAAATACACCCGTAAGGCTGCTGAACCTTCCGAGGTGATCACCGAAGGAGTCTGACATGGCGGTTTACACGGCGGGTGACCAAATCAACAGGGCGCTTCGGCTGCTCGGGGTGCTTGCCGAGGGTGAAACACCGTCTGCTGCGACATCGCAAGATGCCCTGATCGCGCTTCAGCAAATGACCGACTCATGGAACACTGAGCGTCTGTCTGTTTTCAGCACCCAAGATCAAGTTTTCCTGTGGCCCGCTGGCGTGGGCAATCAGACCCGCACACTGGGTCCAACGGGTAACTTTGTGGGCCTGCGCCCCATCCTGATCGATGATGCCACGTACTTCCGCGACCCCGGCACCAACGTGTCGTTTGGCGTCAAGCTGATCAACCAGCAGCAGTACAACGGCATCGCGGTCAAGACTGTCACTTCGACTTATCCACAGGTTATGTTTGTGAACAACACGTTCCCAGATGTGACCATGACCATCTACCCCGTGCCCACACGGGAGCTTGAGTGGCACTTTGTCTCGGTTGAAGAACTGAGCAACCCGGCCACACTGGCGACTGAGTTGTACTTTCCACCGGGTTACCTACGTGCGTTCACGTACAACTTGGCGATGGAGATCGCACCCGAATTTGGCGTGGAGCCTTCGCCGCAGGTGCAGCGCATTGCCATGACAAGCAAGCGCAATCTGAAGCGCATCAACAACCCAGATGACGTGATGTCGATGCCATACGCCATAGTGTCTAATCGTCAACGGTTCAACATCTACGCCGGAAATTACTGATCATGAGCACCAAAATTTCCCAGTTGCCCGTAGCAACATCTCCTGTCGCTCCAGATGCCGTGTTGCCTGTTGTGCAAGCGGGTCAGACTCGGCAAGCGTCAATTAACCAGCTTGGGTTCTTGCCTGCTGGTACTGGTGCAGTCACCCGCACCATTCAAAACAAGCTGCGTGAAATTCCATCAATTCTTGATTTCGCCACTCAGGCCGATGTAGAGGCTTCGGGGTTGAACTGGTTTTTTATGCCGTCTGGCGAGTCGCTTGATGTGTCAGGACAGTTAACTAAGAATTTTTGGGGGACTGGAAAAGTTGCCCTATCGACCGGCGAAGTTCCGGGCACTCAGGGCGCTGCAAATTATGGTTTCCTAGCACTGGAGTCAGTAAGTCCTGGAACGGGGCAGTATTTTGCTTTTGCTTCCAAAGTGTTCACAGGAACCCGCACAGACCAATCGTCTGCTCCTGGACAAAACCACGGAGTGGCTATTTACGGCGAAGCACAGCGGGGTGCAGGTTCTAGCGATGCCATTTGGGCGCTCAATACTGTTACAGAAGCCTTCAATTTGAATGGTGCAACTATTGGTTATGAGATTGATGTAAACAACAAATCAGGTATAGACCCCGGTTTGAATCCAGCGCAATCATTTCATGCGCTGTCTCTCATCAGCGGCGCAGCGGGACGTGGCGGCACTGCGATTGTGATTGATCGCAACGGCGACTTTACGGGCAATGAATGGAACCGAGGTCTTCATGTCAAGGAGGTGTTGTTGCGTGGTATTGAATTCACCAATTGTGGAAATGCTTCTGGTTTTTGGACCGATAGCGTTTTGACAGTCAAGGGCACATCGGCAGCATTTGACCCGCTGATGAAATTTATACCCTACGACGACACTGACCAGTCTGCCTACATTTGGTACGCAGCCAACGCAGCAGATACCTTGGTGCGCGGTGGTCTGCTTAAACGCGGCGAACTGACCATCAACGAACCAAACGGTAAAGGCGCGGCAGGCTTGTCAATCAAGGGTATTGCCAATGGAGACGATATTGTTTTCTTACAGCGCAATACAGACACATCACCAACAGGAACTTTTTTACGTGCGGTGAACGCTGCAAATACTTCCGTGTTTTTTGATATTGACCAAAACACGACAGCATCTGAAACCAATATTCGACTTTCCGTTGCAGGCGCAGCCGCTGTGCGCGTTTCAGTTGGCGCAGCAGACAGTGGCGGCACAGGCTTTCGTACTTTGAGAGTTCCAAACTAACATGAAAACATTTACCCTGAACTTCAACGAGCAGCAACTGCAAGTCTTGAGCGCGGCTCTTGTTGAATTGCCGTTCAAGACATCGGCTCCTATCATTCAGCACATCAACGCCGAAATTCAAAAGCAGTTTGACAAGGCTGTTGATGCGAAAGACGACGAAGTAGCATGAAAACACCTATCCTCGGATCATCCTACGTGGCCCGCAGCGTCAATGCTGCGGCCAACCAGATGATCAATCTGTTCCCAGAGATTGTTCCCGAGGGTGGGAAAGAGCCAGCGTTTCTGAGCCGTTGCCCGGGGTTGCGCCTGCTGGTCACCATAGGCACTGGTCCGATCCGGGGTATTCGCACCGTGGGAAACTACCTGTACGTGGTGTCGGGCAACTCGCTGTATCGGGTTGACGACTCGTACGCTGTCACGCTGCTGGGTGTGGTCAACGACATTGCGACCCCAGTGTCCATGTCTGACAACGGGACTCAGGTTGTTGTGGCTTGCGATGGTCCGATGTACGTCTACAACACGATCACAAACGCCTTTGCTCAAGTCACCGACCCCGACTTCCCCGGTGCGCTGACCATATCCTTTTTAGACGGCTATTTCGTATTCATCGAGCCAAGCAGTCAAAAGGTCTGGGTGACGGCGCTCAACGACCCTCTGTCAGTGGACCCGTTGGACTTTGCCAGTGCCGAGGCAGACCCTGACAATCTGGTGTCGTCCATCGTGGACCACGGGCAGGTCTGGCTGTTTGGCACCAACTCGGTCGAGGTCTGGTACAACTCGGGCAACGCTGACTTCCCGCTTCAGCGCATTGATGGTGCGTTCAACGAGATTGGGTGCGCTGCCACGTTCTCGGTTGCCAAGATGGACAACAGCTTGTTCTGGCTTGGGTCTGATCGCCGGGGCAAGGGCATCGTCTACCGGGCCAACGGTTACTCGGGCACCCGGGTCAGCACCCATGCCGTCGAGTGGCAAATTCAACAATACTCCGACATTTCTGACGCTGTAGCCTACACGTACCAGCAAGACGGCCACTCGTTCTACGTGTTGTCGTTTCCCACGGCCAACGCCACATGGGTTTACGATGTCGCAACCCAAGCATGGCATGAGCGTGCCGGGTTCATCAATGGACAGTTCACGCGCCACCGCAGCAACTGCCAGACGTACTTCAACAACGTCAACGCCGTAGGTGACTACCAGAACGGGAACATCTACGCCTTCGACATGGAGAAGTACTCCGACCATGACCGTATTCAAAAGTGGCTGCGGTCGTGGCGGGCGCTGCCCACGGGTCAGAACAACCTCAAGCGCACCACGCAGCACACGCTCC